AACCGCTACAACTGCAGAGTTAAATAAGGGTTAGTTAATGTCTTATTAGTAAGTGTTTGAGTACCTGTAAGCGTGGCCACTGCCGAACTAATAGTAAGTGTGTAGGTTCCTGCAGAATCGTTGTATGTTCCAGTAAGCCCTGTACTAGCAACAATTGTGTTGTTGATCTCATCTTGGACACGCTCTTGTGTGTAGTAAAGGTTTGTTCCTTCAGGCACTGCTGTAGAAGTAAGAGCGGTGAACTTACCATCTGTATAAGTATTGGCACTAGCAAGAGATGCCGCATCTCCACTGATACGAAGGGAAGCTTCTGCAGCAATAGCGGTAGTACGGTTGGTAACTTCAGTAGAGATAGCTGATGAAATTGCTGTGCCACGATTAGTGGTTTCTGTTGCAATAGCAGCATTTCTATCTGTAACCTCTGTTGCAATCTTACTGTCTGTGTAAGCCTGGTCGGTAACAGAGGCTGAAGCAATAGCTGTATTACGGTTAGTAACTTCAGTACTAATAGCAGAGGAAATAGCAGTGCCGCGGTTGGTAGTCTCTGTAGCAACTGCAGCATCAGCATAGGTCTTTGTTGCAAGAGCAGATGTGTCAGCAATACCGTGCACATCTGTGGTGTCTGAGTTGTGTGTTGATATAGCGGAATTTCGTGCAGCTATTTCTGCAGTCTCCCGTGTGTCTGTGTAAGCCTTAGCATCTACCTCTGCTAGGTCCGCGTATGCTTGATATGCAGTTGTAATTGCAGTCTCACGTGTATTAGTGTAAGTCTGTGCAATACCAACAGCTTCATTTTTAGCGTTAGCAATGTTTACGTTACGGTCAAGTACTTCATTAGCAATCTTTGTATCTGTGTAAGCAAGGGCAGCTGTGTGGTTTGCTGCGTCTACACCAAGTGCGTAACCAACACCACCGTTAATTGAGTCGTAGATATCTTGTGGAAGAAGCCCGACTTTTACCCAGGTAGTTCCGGTATCAAGCCACATGAACCCAACGTTACCGATAAGGCTATAAGTATCTGTTGCTACGTATACACGACCAGCACTACCAGCAGTTGGTCGAGAAGCAAAAGTTCCGTATAATACTGCAGTACTAGATCCTCCGGCAGCAATCCAAGCAGAACCTGAATAACTATAAAGAGTTAGGTCAGAAGTATTAAAATATACGTCACCAGCAACAAGGGTCGGGATTGTTGGAGCAGTTGCTGAGGCTAGTACGTTTAACGGAACAAGGCTTTTTCTGCTCATGTGTTATCCGTGGACTACTGCGCGATACTGTCCTGCGGTAGGTGCAACTGAAAACAGAAGAGTAACTGTGTTGACTGTAGCGTGTTGTACGTCGCACATTACTTCGTCATAAGTAGAAGTAGCTGAGTATACGCCAACAGTTACGTCACGAGTGTTTAAGTTGTGTGTAACAGTGATTGAAGTGGCTGTGCCATCACCAATAGCCACTGCATACTTACGAACAACTACTGCGGTATCAATTGCAACGTCATTAGCATTAGCAATAATACCCGTACCACCAACAACATCAATAGTGTTAGCTGACTTAGTTAAACCGTTACCTGCTGTAATCTGACCAAGGCCAGTAAACTGTGTGAAAACTAACGCCGTTGTTCCTACTGTTACTGTACCGTTGTTTGTAAGAGTCCAACCAGAGTCTGCATTTGCAGTTCCTTCTTCCACAAATACTGCAAAGGAAGCTGTAATCTCAGCTGAGGTGTCTGCGTCAGTTGCTCGTGTAGGAGCCCCTGTTGCGTTTACAACGTAGATGCCGTTTTCTGCGCCATCTGCTTGGTCCTTAACAAGGATACGGTTACCCGTTGCAAGAGTTACCCCATCGAGAGTATCTCCGTTTTCAAACGCTGTTGCTAAAGTTACAGCAGTTGTAGTAGCTGCACGAACAGAAGCCTTCCAGTCAATACCTACAACTGCTGCATCAACGTAGCCTTTGTTAGCGGCATCTGTTGCCACTGTAGGTGTAGCAAGGTTAGTAATTTTTTGGCTGTTAAGATCTACTGAAGCTGTGGCCACAGCAAAATCATGAAGTTTATTTTGTACAAGGGCCACGGTACCTGTAGCATCTGGTAAAGATACTGTTCGGTCGGCTGTTGGGTCTACAACAGCAAAGGTAGTTTCAAAGTCATTTGCTGTAGTACCTTCAAAAATAATATTATGTGAGTCTGGAAGATAGATACCATGAATTGTTGGTGTCTGCCCAATGTTAGTAATTGTTGGGCCATTAATTGTTGGTGTTGTAAGAGTTTTGTTACTGAGTGTGTCTGTTGTATCTGTACCAACAAGGGTAGTTGTGGCATTTGGCAAAGAGATTGTACGGTCTGCAGTTGGGTCTACAACAGTAAGAGTAGTTTCAAACGCATCAGCGGTAGCGCCTTCAAAGACGATAGCTACGCCTGTATCAAGAGATACTGTTCCAGTAAAGGTTGGAGAGGCAAGAGGTGCCTTTAGGTTTAGCTGACCTTGAATACCGGAGGTAACGCCGTCTACATAGTTAAGTTCTGTGGCGCTTACAAGGGTTCCAGCAAGGATATTGATTTCAGCCGCGGTAGCAGTAACACCGTTAAGACCAATGGCTTCAAATGCAACACCATTGTAAATGCGCATTTCATTGGCCACTGTGTTGTAATAAACTTGACCGGCAACAGGGGTTGATGGATCAGCAGCTAGGTTTTGAATAACCGCATTTTGAAGTTCATTTTTGGTTAAATCAATCGGTGTTAAAAATTTACGTGCCATTTACTATCTCCTTATGATAGGTAAGCTGATCCACTAAAGGCTGACCTAAACGTTAGCAGTACTGTAGCAGGGTTTGGGTAAGAAATCTCACCTTCAACAACGCTACCTCCAGAGTCTACTACAGTAACATTGGGGTGAAAGGTCAAATTATGAGAAATGGTCCATGTAGCAGAGGGTGTATTTTGAGTGTATATGAAACCTAACTGTGGCTCTTCTATACTAGGATCAGAAAGAACAACGTCAGGAGAATTTATGATAGTAGTGATGTCTGGAATCTCTAGCCCATAGGCTGGATTAGGCTGCCAAATCGGGGTCAAATTGTCACCTGCTTTTCTGTGAAGACTTTTCCTGTAGCATACGTTTTAATCTTTCCATCAGAACCAGTCATTTGAATATCATAATAGGCTGTTTTTGGTAGGTTAGTTGTAGTAGCTGAAGGAAGTGTAATGATCAGTCCGTCTAATACACTGTTATTGTTTACAGAGTACTTTGTAATAATAAAGTCTGCAAGCAGTACTGGCCCAAACTGTGCAAAGCTTCCTTGGGTATACAAACGGATTTGTCCCTTAGGGGTGAACGTAGTAAGGTCAAATCCAAACTGGTATCTCATAGAGAAGTCATCTCCAGAGTACATTGAGATGTCTCGTGTAAGGACTGGAGTAGGAGGAGTGATATCCCCATAGTCCGGCATAGGTAGGGTAACTCTGTCTGGTAGAGACCAGTCATCGATTTCCTGTGGACGATAGATTGGTACATACTTGTTAGTCATGCGGCTAATACGACGAAGGCTTGCAACCTCAATACGATATAGACCTACACCAAGCATTGCGCAAAGCTCTTTGTATTGCGCCTTACGCATTTCGATTATCTCATTGAGTTGACGAAAGCGCTCTGATCGTGGAATAGACACGCCATCAGGAGAGATAATATCAATATCAAATGCAGAGTCTGTAGCTAAGGTATATAGTGCCATAGTAGAGGCTAGAAGAACTAGCGGATACTCATCTACAGGAGGTAGCAAAGAGATCTGTGAGATTCTTGCACCGTGGGTATCTGTAGTATGGCCAGCGTGTTGAAAGAAAGCTGTGTTGATATAGTAACTGACCTCTGAATCAGTAAAGTAACGGTAGGCTTGTCCGTAGACCTTGACCACTGCATTGTCTGCTGGAACATGGGCAGTTGCAAAACTTAATACGCCCACGCCTTCTTCAATAGTTACATTGGCAGACTTGTCTACACCATCAACTGTTACAACTAATGTGTATCCCTGAACAGGGGCTTGAGAAAGCTGGAAACGATACGTGGTTCCATCGCCCGTATATGTGTCAGTAAATGACCGTGCTATGTCGCCAATTTCTGCTCTTAGTCTATCTGAGAGCTGTTGTACTGAGGCAGTCATTTATCCTCCATATAGGTAGTGTGCTAATCATCTTATAGAAATATATATTAGTCAGCGTAAAAAGGGCTCAACCCCGACAGGAGGGCGGTTGTCGAGGTTGAGCGGTCTATAGAGGAAATCTAAGTCCTCTTACAATCTATTTGATAGATATCCTTTTTCTTCAAGATGGTTAGCAAGTTCCTTAGAGACCTTGTACTTCTTACCAGCTTCAAACGAGTAATAATTACCCGCACCAAAAGTCATCATTTCAAGGGTTTCTGCGACACGTACTACTACGTTGTCATCCGCAAGTGAAACCCCTACGCTTTCGACCTCATCAATAATAGTTGGGGCTGCAGGGTTAACTGTGAGATCGGTAACTTCAGTCTCATCTTTAATTTCTTGAACCCGTGTAGCCATTGAAATTTCGCTTGCCCTTGCAGCCTGCTCTTCAGCCACTGCCTTAAGTTGTTCTTCTCTTTTACGTCCTGTGACGTCTGATACTTTTGCTTTTGACACGATTTGTGTTCTCCTTGTAGTTTAGTTTGAAAGTAGCTGGGGGAGCTTGCGCCCCCCCAGACCACTGTATTGAATTAGTTGGTTTCTGCGATAACTACAGACTGATCTGTGATCAGACCAAGACCGTAGATTGCGTACCAAGCAAGTGCGTGCTCACGACCGAAGTCTAGAATACCGCCATCGCGGAGTTCTACTGGAAGTGAGATTGCGTGACCGAATGCGTTATCTCCAATGAAGATAGCTGAGTAGCGGTCAGATGAACCATTTCCGCGCTTTGTTTCTGGAGTAGTGTATCCACCACCAGTTGGAAGTGTTCCTGCGTAAGCTGAGTCAGTTGTGTAGTTAGTACCTGCACCGTTAACAACCTTGTCAATCTGAGTTGTTTCGATGAATACTGTGTCATACAGACGACCGATTTCACCAAGCATGAAGTTTCCTGGAGCTGCGTACTTTGTTACTTCGATGAACTCTGAGTTATCGCGTAGGCGACGGCTCTGGTGAGGGTGAACGAAAGCAACATATGTCTCACCTAGGCGAGGAATGTTACGTGTTGCTAGTGTCTCAACTGCGTCCTTAACAGTACGTGTTGAAAGGAATCCGTTACCTGTAAGAGTTGCACGTGATGTAGCGTTTGTACCGTATGCGTAAAGGTTGTTACCCGCTGCGTTAGCAGTTGTTGAGTATAGACCTGAGCGATCTTCACCGTAGATTACAGATGAAGCGGCCATAAGTGTGTCACGAGCCTGGCCATCAAGGTAGAGAGCCATGTTACGTCCAAGAAGACGTGATGCTGATGCCATAACGTCATCGAATGATGCGTTAAGTAGTAGCTCTGATACTGCAATTGCAAAGCCGTGCTCTGCTACAGTGATTGAGAACTGCTGTGCTGTTAGTGCGCTTGTTGACATACGGACGCCTTCAACTAGTGAAGCTGCTGATCCGAGGTTGTTATAACGCATGAAGTTGATCTGGAGTCCAGGTGCAACTCCTAGTTCTGTCTTCTTAACAGCGAACTGCTCGAAGCGTAGAATAGGCATTGACTGGAAAAGAATTTCCTTTGACCAGATGGTCTGAATTGCTTGTGTTAGCTGGCTATTGGAGCCAGAGTATGCTGTAGGTGCTGCGGCTAAATTGCCGGTACCTGTTACGGCTGATGCCATGTCGGTGTTACTCCTTGTTCATATATGTTGGGGGGATTAGACTTACTATTTAGTTTTAACCAAAGATTCCTTTGTCCGTGCCACGTCCCATTCCGAGACGATCACGAACCTTCGCGTATTCGCTAACCGACATTGCAGAAATTTGTTCTGCAGAGAACTGTTGTTGATCCGAATTATTTTCCATGGTTGGTGGCAATGTAGGACGAGTTCCAGTCATTTCACGACGTGTGCTCTGTAGTGCCTGCGATGCCGAATCTAGGATCTTAGAGGATCGATCTCTAAGGCTAGTGATACTCTGCTCAATCTCGTCAGGAGTATTTCCTGAGATTAGATCTACAAGCTCAGGGATAATATTATCCTGTTCTTCTTGAACGCGACGGTTACGATACTCTGTAAGAGCTGCATACTGACGTTCACGTTCTACTAATGCGAGATTTCGTGCATTTTCGTTCTTCACTTCTTCTAGCTGCGACTGCCACTCTTTTTCTTTTAGTTCAAGTAGCTGACGTGTGTCCATTTCAGATTCAGCTTTTTTACGAGCTTCTTCTTCTGCATCCTTACGGAGGCGTTCTGCTTCTGATAGACGTTCTTCACGGTCTTTAGCGAGAAGTGAAACTTCTCCCTTAAGAGACTCAATTGTGTCATAGAGCTTATTTTTTTCTTGCTCGCGTACACGCTTAAGGTCTTCTTCAGTGTAGCTCTTCTGTTCTGTGAACTGTGGAGAGGCCACTGTATTATTTGTTTCAGGAGCTGGGGATCCTTTTGCTTCCATGTGGAAAGCTTCTTGAGCCGCCGCATCCGTTACAACTGGAGATGCTTGTTCTGACATGATTGTTCCTTTAGGTTTAAGAGGTCGTTGTCCGAATTAGTGCCACGATGACCTGAGGTTTAGTTTGGTACATAGTCTGACAAATATTTACAATATTTGCAGGCTAAAAGCTAGTCTGTTTGTCCTTTGAATCCATCATCGGATCCACCCTTAGCGTCGCCTGCTCTCCATTGTGGGAGCTTGGTTCCGTAAGCTTCAGTTACAAGTTCGTTCTGCATCTGACCTAGGGTCTGTTCTTCAAACGGTGTGATAACGCCAGGTTGTCCCATAGGACCAGCACCTGTACCGTCTCCTGGAGCAGCTCCTGGAGGCACAGAACCATCTGGCATCATTCCTGTCAAAGACGTAATAGCAGAGTTGATCTGTTGTTTAATCAAGTTAACAGCTCCGTCGCCCTTTGCATCCGCAATAAGTTCTGCACGAATTTCTTCG